ATAATAGAGAGTGTTACGGAGGAGTCGACTTATCAAGTACAACAGATATATCAGCATTGTCCTTAGCCTTTCCTATGGGAGATGAGGAGTATCGAGTCTTGTCTTGGCATTGGTTACCAGAGGCTAGAATTACCAACAGGTTTGAGGATGGGGTCAATTATCAGGGATGGGTAAATAAGGGATTTATTTATAAATGTAGTGGAGCTGTAATAGACTATCGGCAAATATTAGCTTTTATAGATGAGCTTTCAAAGATATTTAATATCAGACAAATAGCTATTGATAGATGGAACGCTACTCAATTTGCTCAGGACTTAGAGGCAAAGGGCTTTGAGGTATTGCTAATGGGTCAAGGCTTTGCGAGTATGTCTCCTGCAAGTAAGGAGTTTCAAAATAGTTTATTGAGTTGTAAACTCAAGCATAATGATAATCCTGTTATTAATTGGCAGATAGGAAATGTTGCTATTGATAAAGACCCAGCAGACAATATCAAGCCAAGTAAAAAGAGAAGTAAAAAAAGGATTGATGGAGTTGTTGCAATGATTATGGCTCTATATAGAGCGAAGATGGCAGGAGAGCAGAGTGCAGATTTTACAATATACTAGAAATAATGAAGCTATTTAATTTTTTAAAGAACAGAGAAAATAGAGACTCTACCTCTGGTTATATTCAATCTCTATTCAGCAGTAAGCCTAAATATTCTAGTCAGGAAGTCAACAGTAGGACAATAGTAGGGCTTCCTGCAGTTAATGCTTGTATCAGGTTATTAAAAGAGACTTGTGGAGTACTCCCTTTAATCACTTATCAATCAGACTCTGATAATAACAGAGAGAGAGCTAAGTCACATGAGCTTTATTCGCTATTAAAACTTAAGCCTAATAATTATCAGACTCCCTCAGACTTCAAAGAGTTATTAATTAATCATTTAATGATTGTTTCAAATGCCTATATTTGGGTAGTAAAAAACAAAACAGGAAAAATTAAGGAGTTAATACCTCTCAGTCCTAGTAGGGTTAAATATTCTTTTGACTCTAAAACAAGAAAAATAGATTATTTTTATGATAATCCTTCTGCTCAGGTAGGGAAAAAGGAAGTTTATTTAAGTAGTGATGAGATTATTCACATTAAAATTAATTCTAGAGATGGTATTATAGGAACTCCTTTAATGACAGAGCTTAGAGATGCTTTTGCTCAGGCTTTAGAGACAGAAGCTTATGCAGCTAGAACAATGGCGGGAGATGCTACTCCTTCCGGGGTTATTACTTATCCAACAAAAATAGGAGAGGAGAAGGCAAAGGAAATTAAAAAAAGATGGAAGGAGTCTCATGGTTCAGCCTCAGGAGAGAAAGAGGTAGCAGTATTAGAAGGAGGTATGACCTTTACTCCGATACAATTTAGTCCTCAAGATGCTCAGTTTATTGAGAATAGAAAGCTAGATGTAGAGAATATGGCCAGAATATTTAGAGCGCCTCCTCACATGATAGGTCACTTGGTTAATGTTACAGTTGGAAATAGTGATGTTTTAGATAGGCAGTATGTAAATTATGTCTTAAATCCTCTCTTAAATAAGATTGAGGAAGCTATAAACATGTATATTTTCACAGCCTCAGGGAAAGAGGAAGTTTATGTTGAGTTTAAGATTGAATCATTACTAAGAGGAGATCCAAAATCAAAAGCAGAAAGAGACGAGATTTATATCAGGAGCGCTGTTTATAGTCCTAATGAAATCAGAAAGCAGTTAAATGAAAATAAGAGAGAGGGAGGAGATGTTTACGCTGTCCCTACTAGTCCACAACAGAGCGCTAATACTCAGGCAGATGTAGCTCCTACAAAAGATGTTAAGAAGCCAGAGGCTAAGTCAGTAATACTTTACTCTCTTGACGAAAAGTATAAAAAGCTTGTTACTATGGTTAGTAAGGAGCAAAGGCTAGATAAAATAAAAGAGTTTTATCAAAGGAACTTTGAGGATTATTGTCAGATGCTACAAGATTCTGGATATTCAGAAGCAAGGTTAAGGTCTGATAAATTTTATGATAATATCATAAGCAAGATGCCAACAGACGAGAGGCGAGAGAAGTATATTAGCGACTATGCTGATAACTTCCCAAAATTTATTTTATTAGGCGAAATCAATGAAGACCAAAAAGCAAGAGAATAAGACAGAAATAGCTAAGAGGTTTCTTACTGGTACCATAGAGATGAGAGCAGAGGCAGGAGATGAGTTTCAGGCTGAGTCTAATATCTTAATAGGCTATGCTTCTGTTTTTGGCATAGAGGCTGAAATAGGAGGATATTTTAGGGAGAAGATACAAAAAGGTGCTTTCTCCAGAGCTATTAATGAGTCTCAAGATGTTAGAGCATTAGTAGACCATGAGCCAAGCAAGATTTTAGGAAGGACAAAAGCAAAAACTTTAAGTCTCCGAGAGGATGAGAAAGGTTTAGCTGTAGAGATTCAATTACCAGATACTACTTTAGCCAAAGATATTAGAGAGTCAATTAAAAGAGGCGATATTAGTCAGATGTCAATTGGCTTTATCGTTAGACAAGAGGAGTGGGACTATAAACAGGAAGTCCCTTTAAGAACAATTTCAGATGTAGATTTGTTTGATGTATCAGTTGTTACTTATCCTGCATTTGAAGACACAGAAATCTCACTTAGGAATGCTCAAGAAGCATTTAAGGAATCAAAAGAAAGTCAGCCACTAAAAAAAGGCTTTCCGAAAATTCTTAGAGTGAAATTAGATTTACTTGATAAAGCCCGAAGGCATTAAAAATAGTAGTCGATTTAAACTTAAAAAATTTAAGGAAAATAAAATGGAAAATATTAAATCCCTACAGGAGCGTAGAGCTAAGCTTTTAGCTGATATGCGTGGCCTTGTAGATTCTATTGAGAAAGAGGACAGAGACTTTTCGGTTGACGAAGGTACTAAGTACTCTGGTATGGAGAAAGATTTTGACGCTTTAGATGCAAGAATTGAGAGAAGTATTACTCTTGATGAGCGCTCTACTGCTGATGTTGAAATCAACGAAAGAGTTGAAGTAGAGACAGCTGAAAAAAGAAATGTATCAGGAAAGATTGAGACTGTTCAAGCTTATTCTAGTACTGATGAGTATCGTAGTGCTTTCTATAAAAAGATGGCAGGCGGTAAGCTTAATAATTCAGAGGTTCGTGCTCTTTCTTTAGGTACTGATACTGAGGGTGGTCATACTGTCCCTGAGACTTTTGTAGCTAAATTGATTGAGAAAATTCAACACTCAACTCCGTTCTTAAATGCTGCTGAGGTATTTTATGTAACAGGGACTAAGTCTTTAGAGTTTCCTAAGGAAGATGTTGAGATGGACGATGCTGCAAATGGTACTGAGATTGGCTCAGCAACAGTAGAGGCAAGTCTTGCATTTAGTAACTTGGTGTTAACTCCAGCTTATTATGATTTACTAGTAAAGACTTCAAAATCTTTGCTTACTGAGTCTGCTGTTGACCTTGAGAACTGGATTAGCAAAAGATTAGCTGAGAAGTTTAACCAGAAGTTTGAGAAAGACTTAATGACTGGTAACGGAACAGCTAACAAAGCAGTAGGAGTATTTAATACTTCTCATGCTGATTGTATTCCTACTAGTAGGGACGTAGCTTTTGCAGGAGCAACAGCAATTACAGGAGATGATATTATCGACTTGTATATGTCTTTACCTGCAGGGATTAGAGCTAACAGTAGTTTCTTAATGCACCGATTGATAAGAAAGGCGCTTAAGAAATTAAAAAACACTGGTGGAGATTATATCTATCAGCCGGGCTTTAATGGCGAAAGAGCTACCCTTGAGGATAGACCTTTGCTAGAGTCTGAGTTTGCTCCTAGTACTATTGCTGCTAGTCAGTATACAATGCTTTTTGGAGACCCTAAGGAGTATTACATTACAGTCCGAAAGGATTTTAGTGTGCAAAGACTGGATGAGTTGTTTGCTTTAACTAAGCAAGTAGGACTATTAGCTACTATGGAAGCTACTGGTAAACCTGCTAACTCTCAGTATTTTTCTAGAGGTATTCAAGCAGCTTAATAATAGGTGTTTAAGGTGTGTTAACGAGGTCAATTTCGTTAACATGCCTTTTAGTTTTTAAATGAGAAAATTATGATTATTAAATTAATAAAAACTGTTGCCTGTCTTGGTTGTAGTGGTCAGGGAGGAGAGTTAGTAGAAGTTGAGGACAAGTTAGCAAAAGCCTTAATTGGTGGTGGTATGGCTGAGATAGTACAAGTCAAAGCTAATAAGTCAGAGAAAGAGACAGCATTATCATCATCATCTAAGAAAATTGAGACTGCTACTAAAAAATAAATATGAATATTAAGACTACTAGTGAATTAAATTTTTTACCTGTTAGCTTAGAGGAAGTTAAAGGCTTTATCCATGTAGAGGGAGAGAATTTAGATGAGGACGACCTCCTTACTCTACATATTAAAGCAGCTACTCACACATTAGAAGTCTTAGGATGGCAGTCAATAATCCAAAAAACTAGAGTCTTATACTTAAGAGACTATCCAGATAAGATATATCTCCCTTATCCTCCATTCCAAGCTCTTAATTCAGTCCTGTCAGTAACTTCCATTAAGTATTTACCTAGTAGTGATGGGGAGAATTACACAGCCTTAAACAGCTCAAATTATGGCTTAAATGAGACAAGCTTTAGTCCTTACATTTATTGGAAGTCTAACGCTAGCTTCCCGGCTATCTTTGATGATGTTAAGGCTATTGAGGTTATTTATAATACAGGCTATCCAGATGCAGAAAGTGTACCCTCAGAGATTAAATCAGTTATCCTTTGCTTAGTAAGTCATTTATATGACAATAGAGACTTAGTGGCGCCTGTTCAGCTCCATGAGTTGCCTATTGCAATGAACATAATGATTGAGTCAATTAGGAAAAATTCAATAGCATGAGACTAGGAAACTTTGATAAGAAAATCTCTATACTCCAGAGGTCAATAACTACTAATCCAGATAATGGAGAGCAAACTTTTGACTATATTCCCTTTACAGTTGTTAGAGCACAGGAAGTCAGAAAGAAGGCTTTAGATAAATCCTATGCAGTCTCTGATGGTGGTAGAGATGTCAGTCTCCAGACAATAGAGGAGAGAGTAATTTATAATATTAGATACATACCTAACCTTAATACAAAATATCGAGTACAATATGGAAGTAACGCTTATAATATTGTTTCAGTCCGAGAAGTAGGGAGGAAGCAATTTATGGAGTTAGAGTGTTTAGCCATAAATGGGGATATAAACTCAAATGACGTTCAGCATTAAGTTTGAAAATATAGAGGAAATCAATAGAAAGTTTAACGAGATAGGAGCAAGAGTACAGACTCTTATAGCTACTAGAGCAGTTAAGAAAGGTGCTGAGCCGATTAGAGATGCTGCTGTAAGTAAAGTCCCTGTAGGTATGACAGGAAACTTATCAGATAGTATTAAGATAAGAACAGGCTTGTACGATGTTAATACTTTTGAGAGTGTAATAGCTGTTGATAAATATTATGGTCACATGGTGGAGTATGGTCATAAAGTTGTTAGAGGTAAAAAGGTAGTTGGTATGGTTCCTGCTAAGCCTTTTTTAAGACCTGCTTTTGATACTCAGAGTGATAGAGCATTAGATATGATGGGGTCAGAAATTAAAAAACTATTATGAGCGCTGAAAAAGTAATTTATTCAATCTTAAAAAATGATTCAGAAGTATCAGCAGTTACTACTAGAATCTTTCCAGTTATCTTACCTCAAGGTGCTAGTTTACCTGCTATAGTTTACCAACAGGTTAGCGACCCTTCCTTTAAGGACATTGCAGGAGTTACCAATTACGGTAATACTAGGATGCAGATAAATATTTTTAGTGGCAAATATAGCGAGGCTAAATCTTTAACTAAAAAGGTAAAGTCAGCGCTAAATAATTATAGCGGTATTGTTGATACGACCGATGTCCATCAAATTACTGTTGAAGATGAAATAGACGACTTTGAGCCTACAACTCAATTCTACAGAGTAATAGTAGATGTTATTGTAAGGTTTACGAAGTCGTAATTTAAAGGAAAAACAAAATGTCTATTACTCCTAAAAGTGCCTTAGGCACAAAATTAAAAATTGGAGATGGTGCTGTAGGTCCGGAGGTCTTTAATGAGATTGAAGGCTGTCGTAACTTCTCTGGTCCAGAATCTTCTTTTGAGACTATTGATGTCACTAACCATAGCTCAGCAGGAAATTATCGAGAGGTAATCCCTAGCTTTATTAGTGGTGGAGAAATCTCTTTTGATGTTATTTGGGATAGTACTAATACTTTCCATGCTCAACTGTGGACAGACCATCAAGCCAGAACTCTAAGAAACTTTCAAATGGTTCTTAAAGATGCTGGAGATGAAGAGTTAGCTTTTGCTGCTTATATTACAAGTATTGGTAACGGAGCTAATATTGATGATGCTGTTATTAGACCAGTAACTATAATGGTTGACGGAGCAATAACTTCAAGCTAATATCACTTTGATATGAGCAACGAAGATAAGGCATTACCAATAAATAAAATTAAGGTCGAAGGGAAGGAATATAATTTAACTTTCTCCTTTGGGTTTCTCAGGAGACTTCATAGGTTAAGCAAGTTAAATCCCTTCTCTCCGACCTTTCTCGCAGATATGGGTCCATCTCAAATACATGCAATCCTTTGGACTCTCCTAATTGAAAAGCGACCTACTATAACTGATATTCAAGTTGATGAGATTATCGATAATATGGACTCAGACGAACTTAACGAGTTTGGAGAAGCTGTAACAAGAGCAGCTCTTAGAAGTCAGGCTCAAGAAAGAAAATCAAAAAAAAAGATAGCTTCCAAGTCTCAAAAGTAGAATCAGACTACGACTTAGACTTTCTCCTCTACTGGTCAATCGCCATTTATGACTACAGGCTTACTTCTGATTTTTTTTGGTCATTAACTCCTGCACAATTTCAAGCTATAACAGAAAGACACGAAGTTAAAACAGATAATGAAAATTATAGGTTTGGGCTAGTGCCTTCTCTGTTGTATAATGCCTTTAAGGGTAAAAAGAATAAAAGGGATATGAATCCTCTGGACTTCTTTAAATCTGAAAAACAAGAAGCAGTAAGTGAAGGTAGTAGAATCTTAGCAAATGTAAAAGCCTACAATAATAATTTAAAGATAACTCAAGAGGGCGTAGTTATTAAAACAAAAGAAAAAATCAATGGCGATTAGAAAGGTTGGATCATTATTTGTCTCATTACAATTAAAAGTAGACCAGTTTAAGGAAGGTCTAAACGATGCTCAAAGGTCTCTAACTAAGGAAGGGCGCCAGATGGAGCGAATCGGTAGAGATATATCAACTAAGTTTACTTTACCCTTAGGATTAGCAGCAGCCGGAGCAGTTAAATTAGCATCAGATTTTGAGAGTGCTTTTGCAGGAGTTAAAAAGACAGTAGACGGAAGCGTAAAAGATTATAAAAGATTAGAGACAGGTATTTTAGATATGTCTAAGAGGATGCCCGCCTCAGCTAATGAGATTGCAAGAGTTGCAGAAGTAGCAGGACAGTTAGGGCAAAATAAAGAAGGAGTCTTAGCTTTTTCTGAGACTATGATTAAACTTGGAGAGACTACTAATTTATCAGCAGAGGAAGCAGCAACATCTATAGCAAGAATCCAAGCAGTTACTAAGTTTCCAGATAGTGAAGTAGAAAGATTTGGCTCAGTGATTGTAGACTTAGGTAATAACTTTGCAACTACAGAAGCAGAGATTGTAACTTTTACTCAGAGGATGGCTTCCTCTGGTACTATGTTTGGACTTACAGCAAGTCAAATAGCAGCAGTAGGGACAACTTTATCAAGTACGGGTATTAATGCAGAGGCAGGTGGTACAGCAATGCAGAAAATGTTTATTGCCTTAAAAACTGCTGTTGATGAGGGAGGAGAATCTTTAGCAACTTACTCAAGGATAGCAGGAGAACAAACTCCAGAAGCTTTTCAAAAATTAGCACAGAATAGTCCAGAGGAAGCTTTTGTTAGGCTCTTCGAGGGTATGAAAAATATTGAAGGTGGAGGAGGAAGCTTAATTAAAATATTAGGAGAGATGGGAATCCATGAACAGAGATTAATCCTCTCTACTCTTAACTTAGCTAAGAACTCAGACCAATTAAGAGAAGCTATGAACAGGCAAGCAATAGCTTTTGAGGCTAACACTGCTTTATCCGATGAGTATGCAAAAAGACTTGATACTTTTAAATCTAAATTTGATACTTTCTTAAATAGACTAACTAGTATAGCGATTGCTTTTGGAAATCTTTTAATCCCTATTTTAAGCACAGCTATTGATACTTTTACTGCTGTCCTTAATAGTGTTGAGAAAGTCAGCGAGGCAATGGATAATTGGATTTTAGGAGCTGCATTCAAAGCTATCTTAGTAGGAGTTGGGACTTTAACTTTACAATTAGCCGGGATAGTTGCTATTGCTGGACCAGTAGTTTTAGCAATCGGGAAAGTTAAATTAGCCTTTAGCGCTTTAATAGCCTTAGGGAAACTTGCTTTAGCTTCAAATCCTATGGGACTAGCCTTAATAGGAGTGACGTTAGTAGCAATGAACTTAGGCAAAATTCTTGATGGCTTAACAGCTATTTGGGATTATGTAGTAGATAAGTTTAAGGCAGGAGCAGCAGCTCTTCATGTTCCATTATTAAAACTTAAGTTAGCTTTTTACGAACTACAAGAAGCCTCCACAGCTATCTTTAGTAAAACTCAAGCTGATTCTATTGGTTTGATGGTTAATAAAATTAATAACGAAATACATCAAGCAGAAGTTAATGCTAATAAATGGAGAGTAGCAACAGACAGAGTAAATGCCTCCATAGCACAGGGAGCAGATAATCAAGCAGTAGTAACAGAGGAAACTAAAAAAACACAAACAGAATTAGAGAAGTTGTTAGTAAATTTTGAGAAAGGTGCTTTAGGTGGGGCAGGTGGTGGAGGTATTAAAGATGGCATTGCTAAAGCTACAAAAGAAGGACTAGAGGAGGGCGCTGATAAGGGTAAAGATAGTTTAATAGATGCTCATAAAGAAGCTGTCCAGAATTGGCAAAGCTTTTTTGAAAATGGAATTACAGGATTAAAGTTTGATCTTACTGATATGTTCAAGCAGGTTGCTGTAGGTTTTGCCTCAGAGATAGCAGCAAGTTTAACAGAAGGCTTAGGAGGCTTTGATTTATCAAGTCCACAAGATTTAGGAAGTAGCATAGCTCAATCCATCTTTAAATCAGGGACAGACTCAAATGGTGGTTTTAGTTTTTCAAAAATATTCTCTATGGACTCTTTGTTTGGGTCAGCAAGACCAGAGGGTATGCAAGGGCCATTATTACCAAGTGGAGACTTCACTCCCGGAACATTAAGCACAGACCCGGGAGGACTCTTTGCAGGAGCTAACTCAAATGCAGGTTATATATCAGCAGGGATAGCAAGCTTTGAGGCTCTCTCTAAAGTTGGTAAGTCTACCGAGGACTCAGTTAATGGAATTACTACAGGAGCAGGAGCAGCTATTGGTGCCTTTTTTGGTGGACCAGTAGGAGCACAGATAGGAGCTAAGTTAGGCGAAGCAGCAGGGAAGGGACTTAATAAAGCCTTTGGTCTTGGAGGTGCTACAAATCCAGAGACTATTGCTAGAGAAGCAGCCGCCGACCAGTTAAATCCAATATTAAAAAAACTATCAGAATTTAGTACAGGAATTAAAGATAGTTTAGACCCTAACTTATTTAATAACTTTACTGATTTTATAGCAGAGAGAGACTTCTTTCCAAGTGCCGGAGATAATGCAAATACTTTCTTAGGAGCTGGAGAGGTAATATCTGCTAAATTAAATATTGACGATTTAGAGTCAGGACAATTAGGGGTCATGTTACAAGATGCCTTAGGGGGCGATATTGACAGCCTAAGAGGTTTATTTACAGAGCTTAACATTACTCAGGAGGAGTTTGTTAATGCACAGAAGGAGGCAGGAAAGCAGGGAGAAATCACATGGCTAGAAGTAGCTAGTAGGATTAGGGATGCTAATCAGGCTTTTGGAGATGGATTAGCAGGGATAGGTAATTATACTGGAGCAATGTCTAAGTTAATTGCTACAGGAGGAAAGGGTTATCAAGCTTTAATCCAGATGCAAAATATCGGAATTGAAGCAGCAGAGGCAGGGATAACATCACTTGATGGATTAAGAGAATCACTTACAGCTAGTGGAGAGTTTACAGCCTCAGAAATTGAAGGACTAATGTCTACTCTTGCTACTAATGGAATTACCTCAATAGACCAATTAGTAAATGCTAGCGAAGATACTTTAATTAATTTAGTTGCTGGTATGGATGCAGCTATCCAAGATGCCGGGGGAAGTTGGGACACTCTTAACGAGAAGGTTCAAGCTACTGCTAAATCAATTAAAGAGATGGACGGTACAACAATCAATGTAAAATATAATGGAATATTTACAGGAGACCATCCAGAAGCAGGTAGTTATACAACTTCCTCAAATAATGGAACTGTAGAGAAGTTTGCTAGAGGTGGAATTGTAACAGGCTTAACTAGGTTTGCAGGTGGCATGATGGGAGAAGCAGGACCAGAGGGGATTTTACCTTTAACACAAGTAGGAGGAAAGTTAGGAGTCTCTGCTGATTTAGGAAGCTCTCGAGGTGGAAATAATGTTAATATTAATATTGATGCAAGAGGAGCGAGCGAAGGGGTTGAGGCTTCAATCTTGCATGCTTTATCTGAGATGCAAAATAATGCAATCCAAGCTAGTGTAGATGCTGTTATTGATTTAGTAGAAAGAGGGGCAATATAAATAATGAGTATCAGTTATCCTTTATCACTTCCTAACGTTAAAGCTCCTGCTGCTATTGTAGTTTATGCTGATACTGTTACCTCTGTTAGTGTCTCTCCTTTTACTCTTAAGCAACAAATACATGTTTTTGATGGCCAACAATGGAAGGCTGAAATATCTCTCCCTCGTATGAAGCAGGAAGATGCTCAAGTATGGCAAGCATTTTTGACAGCTTTAAGAGGTGTTGAGGGTACTTTCTTAATGGGAGACTCTAGTAAGACTTCTCCTTTAGGTGTAGCTAGTGGCTCTCCACAAATAAGGACAAATCAATCAGCAGGAATAGAGACAATCTTAACAAAGGGATGGACTCCAAGTATTACAAACATATTAAAGGCTGGAGACATGATACAGATAGCCTCAAGGCTCCATCAAGTTTTATTAAATACTAACTCAGATGGTAGTGGCTATGCTACTTTAGAAATCTTTCCAAGACTAAGAGAGGCTGTCTCTAATTCTGATACAATTATAACTAATAATCCTAAAGGTCTTTTTAGGTTATCAGGCTCAAGTCAAAGAGTATCTGTTGCTGATAATGCTAAATTGCAGTTATTATCATACAAGGCAATAGAAGCAATCTAATGGGAAATAGACAAGCAACAGCAGGATTTTTAGCAGAACTTACAGCAGGGGTTAATAGACCTTTCTTATTGTTTGAGGGGGTCTTTGGAGCCACGACATTAAGATATAATACTTTAGCAAATGATATTAGTTGGAATAGTTTAACATGGGTAGGAGATGGAACTTTTAAAGCTCCTCCAGTAGTAGCAGAGAGTAAGTCTGTAGTAGCTAGTGGGATTAGTATAGCTTTGGCAGGAGAGCCATCAGTGTTAATTAGTACTCTCTTAAATAATGCTTCTCATAGTGGAACAGGGAAATTATGGTTTGGCTTTTTAAATAGTAGTAGGCAGGTAATAGCAGATCCTCGATTAATATTTAAAGGGACACTAAGTACAGCTCCTTTCTCAGATGGAGTAGAATCAGCAACAATCACTCTAAACTACGAAAGCGAGTTAATTAATGTTTTAAATAATAATGAGTTTAGATATAACTTAAAAACTCAACAGTTATTTTATCCAAACGATACAGGTTTTAAATACATGGAAGCCTTAGCTAATTGGTCAGGCTATTGGGGCAAAAAGAAAGCAAGAAAAAAGAAAGCTAAAAAGAATAAAGGAAAGGACTAATGACAGATTTATTTATTCCAGAGATTCAAGATGTTGAGAAGGCAGAGAGAGGTGGCTTACTTCACATTAAGAGGAAGGACATTAGGAAATTCCTAAAGGATAAAGAGTTACCTATAACTAAGCTTAATATCAGGAAAGCGAGAAGGAGACTTAAGAGACAAAAAAGGAGAGCATTACCAAAAGGGAAGGATGTTAGTTATGCTCAAGCTGACGCACCTTGGCAGATAATTTATGGGAGATTTAAAACAGGTGGGATTATTAGTTTTATTTATATTAATCCTGATACTAAACATCTTCATTTAGTTGTTACTTACGCTTGCCATGAGGTTAATGCTGTTAAGGGATTATTTTTAGATGATAAACAGGTTAGCTTTCCTAATGGAGTTGATAGGTGGTGTGATGGAGACTTTGCTCCGGGTGCTGTCTCTAGGGTCTTTATGGCCACTCAAGGACTTGGCTCTCCTTCACAAGTAGCTAATACAGATTTAATAGGACAACTTCCTGCTTTTTGGACAAGTACAGACAAGCAAAGCAATAGAGCACATGTTTACTTAATATTACTATTCCATAATATTTTATTTGCTGAGGGCATGCCTGAGATTATCTTAGAGATAGAAGGTAAGAAGTTATATGACCCTCGGGATGCTACTACTCTTTATAAAACTAACGCTGCTTTAGTTGCAGCCGACTACTTAACTGATACTAACTTTGGGATGGGTGTTGCTTGGGCTGATATTGATACCTCTACTAATGTAGGTGGTTTACAATGGGCTGCTAATATTTGCGATGAGGCAGTACCTTTAAAGGCAGGAGGGACAGAGCCAAGGTATCAAATAAACGGAGCTATTGATGCAGGAGTTAGTCCTCAGGAAGTATTAGAGGAGATGGCTCTTTCAATGGCAGGAAATATAGTTTTTATAGATAGTAAATGGCGATTCTTTCCCGGTAAATATGTAACTCCTACTATAACTCTAACCGAAGATGATTTATTATCTCCTCCAACAATTAATAGATTAGTAAGTAAATCAGAAATCTTTAATACAGTTAGAGGACAATTTGTATCAATTGAAAATAACTATGAAGTAACAGACTATCCTCCCTCTAGTAATTCAACTTATGTAAATGAGGATGGAGGAGAAAGGTTTTATGATATGCCTTTTAACTTAGTAACTAGTGGGACTCAATGCCAGAGGTGTGCAAAGATAGAATTAGAGGAAACTAGGAGAGAGCAGTCCTTTGAGGCAGACTTTGGATTAAAGGCTTATTCATTGCTCCCGGGCGATACGGTGATGCTTAGTATGCCTAGGTATGGTTATTCAAGCAAAGTCTTTTTAGTAGAGGATTATAAGTTTTTTTTAGATAGCTCTTTAATTCCGACAATCACTCTTGTTTTACATGAAATAGATTCTAATGCTTATAATTGGAACGAGACTATTGATGAGAATTCAATTACTCAAGCTCCTGCTACAAGCTTACCTAATCCAGAATCATCAGGAGCGCCTACAGCATTAGTTTTAACAAGTGGTACAGACGAACTATACAAGAGAAGTGATGGGACAATATTCTCTCGTATGAAGGTAGCTTGGACTCCTCCTACTGATATTTTTGTAACAGAGTCAGGCAAGATACAAATACAATATAAACTTACAAGCTCTGGAAGTTGGTCAAATGCTATTGAAGTTGATGGGGACCAGTCCTTTACTCATATTTTAGATGTTAAAGATAGCTCTGGTTATGATGTAAGAATCAGGTCAAAAAATGGTATAGGCTCTTTCTCTGATTGGGTAACAGGTAGTCATACAGTTGTTGGAAAGACAGCTAAGCCGGCTAACGTGACAGGTTTTGTTGCTAGCTTACAAGAGCTTGCAATTAGGTTAAGTTGGAACGCTAGTAGCGAGATAGACTTTGATTATTTTGAAATCCGTAGAGGTGGAGCCTCTTGGGAAGCAGCAACATTTTTAGATGAGATTAAAGGAACTAAGTTTGTAGATAATTATAAAGTTGCAGGAAGTACTACATATTGGATTAAGGCAGTTGATACCACTAAGAATAAAAGTGATATGGCGACAGCTACAGAAATAATTATTGTTGCTCCTAATGTAATTACAGAACTAAGAGCTACTACAGTTGATAATAATGTGCTTTTAGATTGGGAGGTTCCAGCTCCTTCAAGTTTACCAGTAGCAACATATAGAGTTTATAAAGGAGATACCTTTTTAAGTGCTGTTATTATAGGTACAGTTGATGCTAGCTTTCATACTTACTTAGAGACAGTAGGAGGAGAATATACCTACTGGATAACAGCTATTGATACAGCAGGAAATGAGGGAGCTGAGCTTAGTGTAATAACTACAGTTTTCGACCCTCCTGATTATGTATTACAAGATTATTTAGTTATTCCTGTAGCAGATGGAACTTTAGTAAACTGTAAGGACTCATTACTTAATACTTTAGTAGCTCCTATAAATACTACAGAAACATGGGCTGAACACTTTACCAATAACTCTAAAACTACTTTCCAAGATTTTATAGATGCTAGTTATCCTATTTATGCTCAGCCGACTCCCGGGGGTACAAGTACTTTTGAATATGAAAAAGACTATGGAGTTATCCTTCCGGCTTCTGCGCTTAAGTTTACTTGGTCAAATGAGGTAGTTTCTGGAGTAGTAACAGCAACTCCTAAGATAGAAGTAAAAGAGGATATTGGAGATGCTTGGACAGTTTACAACGCTTCCTCTGCTTTTACTATTGCTTTTAGATATGCAAGATATACTTTGACGTTCACAGGCTCGGCTGATACTGCTATAGCTAGGTTTAGTAATATTACTGTTAAGATTGATGTTAAGAAATCCAGAGACGGAGGTAATGGAGTATCTAGTGCCTCAGGTTGGACTGTGGTAACGTTTAATAAAGATTTTATAGATGTCATTAATCTTAATGCTATGCCTGCTAATAGCTCAGGAGATAAGCTTTATGCTTTTGTAAAATATGATTGGGCTTCTCCAGATGTTGACCAATTTGAAGTACAGATTTTTAATAGTAGTGGAACTCAGGTAGCTGAAAGATTCTCATGGTTTGCTGAGGGAGTTATTAGACCGCCTGTTTAAATAAAAAATTATGAGTGATTTTAATAAGCCAGTAACCACAGATAACTACTCAGATGTATTAGATACTATTAGAGGGTTATTTGCTCATAATGCTAAGCAAGATTATACAGGCGCTACAAATATCCCAACAAATACAAAAAGAGTTAATTCAACAACTCAATCAGTAGAAAATTTTAATGGCTCAACTTGGGATATTTTATTATCCTTTCTCTTTACCGGTGCTATAATTATTGACACTGGAGCAACTCCTCCAAGTGGATTTTTAACTTGTAATGGAGCTGCTGTTAGTAGAACTACTTACGCTAATTTATTTGCTAGAATTTCTACTACTTATGGGTCTGGTGATGGTTCAACAACGTTTAATATTCCAGACTTAAGACAGAGGTTTCCATTAGGGAAAGCAGTCTCAGGGACAGGGGCGGTATTAGGTTCTGTTGGTGGAGCAATTGACCATGTACATGTAGTCAAGGCTCATTATCATAGCAAAGGAAACTTATACATAAACGCATCTGGCGGTGGAACCACAGGCAACAATTCTGTTGGACATACTCACACAGGGACAACTAGCACTGATGGAAGCCACATTCACGGATTTTATGTTTCTTCAACTAGCTCAGTCGGTGGAGATGCTTTCAAGTACAGGGGTGGTACTGGTGCAGTATCAGACCATTATAGTCCAGTTGGAACGCAAGCAGGCGGAAGTCATAATCACACAATGACAACAGGTGGAGTATCATCAAACCATACACATACTACTCCTGCACATACTCACACAAACGGAGATTTTGCAGGAAATGTAGGTTACATCTCAGGCTTAAATGGAGATGTTGACCAAAATACTCTAAGTAATAATCCTCCTTTTTTAACTTTAAATTATGTTATAAAGTACTAATCATGACTTACCAAGAAATTATAGCAAAAATAAACGAACTAGCATTTAATCCTCCTGCTAATAACTCAGTAGTAATCTCAATACCCTTTATTATTCCTCAGGTATTATTTTCAAATGATATGGAAATGATTAAGAGATATGCAGTTAGTCGAGGATATTCTGATATATTAATTAAACAAAAAGCAATAATAGAGGAAGCATTAGACCCTGACGGGAAACCTTACGACCATACCAGATATGTTAATGAGGAGTATCCTAATCCAAAATCAGAGCTTCAATGGGCTTGTGATGATATTAGAGACAGGCTTAGAGAGGATTTTGCTAACTTTGTTAAAGAAGATGCTAAGAAGCAAGCAGAGATATTAGCAAGTCAACAGATAGAAGCTATTTTTAGTTAATAGTTAAATAAAAAATGGCAAATCTCCAGAGACTCAGACTAGTTTCAAACATTATCGATATTCAACAAGGAATTAAGCCGGCTCACATGTCCTCGTTTCATACTAAAGAAAGCGTACTCCCAATAATAAAAAAACTAACAGAAGAGATAGAACAGCAAGAAAAACAATTAGCAAGACTTAACTCTACTTATGCAAATTTATTTAAACACTCAAAAGTTGGACTAGCAGAGGTCGCCTTAGATGGTTTTTTTTTAGATGTAAATCAAGCTTGGTGTAATTTAGTCCGTCGCTCTAAAGAGGAATTGTTAAGCTTAAGATGGCAAGACATAACAATGCCTGAGTTTATCTCTAAAGATGAGGAGAACGTAAAAAGTTTAATTGAAAATAAAAGTACCGAGACTTACACTATGGAGAAGGAGTACTATTATTTAGACAAGCAGGGTGCCAAGATTCCAATACCTTTACAGTTAACAGTCTCCTGTGTTTACGACCAAGAGCAAGAGTTATTATACTTCATAAGCCAAGCCATTGATGTTAAAACAATCACTGAGGATTATATAAAGGCGAGGGGGTGTTTTTGTGGAAAACAATGAAAGTAGTGGTGGCGATGAGATGTTTACTCAGTACCGAAGGTTATTTATTAGCGAGCTTGCTAGGTTAGAGGATTGTAGGAAGGATATAGACTCTAGGGTAACTAATAACGAGAAGGAGCTAGCAGTGCTTAAAACTAAAATGTTACTTATTGGGACTATTGCCGGGGCTTTAATGTCAGCAGTCGTAAGCCTTGCTATTAAATTTTTAAGATGAAAATGTATAAGTCAGAAACAGAAAGACTAATAGATATATTAATCCCAATGTTAACTCAAGATGAGGGAGAAGTTAAGAAAAATAATAGACATGTTATTTATCAAGATTCAAAAGGTATTTGGACTATTGGGATTGGTAGGAATATTCAAGAGAGAGGGCTGTCAGACGAGGAGGCTTATTACTTACTAACCAACGATATTAAAGATGCTATAGAGGACTCCATTAAGATTATTGGAAATAAAGACTGGCAAGAGTTAGGCTTTAACCAGAAGCTAGCAGTTATTAATATGATGTTTAATATGGGTTTTAATAAGTTTAGCGAGTTTAAAAATACCTTAAGGCTGATTAAAGCAGACAGGTACGAGGAGGCTAAGGACAACGCTCTAAAGTCTCTATGGGCCAAGCAAGTTAAATCCAGAGCTAAGAGGGTAACAGACTTACTAATCAATAAAATATCAGGCTATAATTTCTCCCTATTCAAAAAAGACTAAACCAGATACCATTATAATTACTATGGAGGACGAAGGTAATAAGGACTTTCCTTATAGAGGTCTAAAAATAACCAGAGATGAGATATTTATCCCTATTCCGAACAGTGTTTTTAAATGGATTTGGGGTAAACTAAAAACTTTATTTAGGAGATAGATTATGAGTTTTGTAACTAATATTTTTAAAAAGCCGATTGATTGGCTACAAAATACCTTAGCTAAGAGAGTTGTAGGAAGTGTTCTTAGAAAGTTAATAGCAGGGGTAGGGGTAGGGCTTATTACTCTAGGGACGTTGGCAGGGGTACCAGAAGAGGGTAGAAAGTTAGCAGAAGGAATAGCACAGAATCAAGATGTTATTTTTGAGTATGCCTCTGGAGTTGTCTTATTCTTAGGAGCCACAATATGGGGTGTGTTAGAGAAGTTTAAAAATAAATAAAGAAAATGAAAAAAATATTATTACTCTTAGTTTTACTTTTAGTCCCGGTATTATCTTTTGCACAGGTTGAGAGGTTTCAGTTGTCTCCAGCTATTTGTGTTAGTGATGAGGGTACGGGAATTACAACAGCTACAACTCTCTTAGCCGTTGATGGGGTTGCTGATAAGCAGATAGTTGTTTATAAAATTTATGTCCAGAATATAGGAGCAACCACTAGTCTTGTTACATTAGGGGAAGAAGATGGTGATGCTTTTTATTCAAATAACTTATTAGAAAATCAGCCCGCTGTATTTACCTTGAATAATAAGATTATCAAACTAGCAGAGGCGAAAGGTATTGAAATTACTTCTAGTGCTACTGGAGATATTAGATGGACAGTTTGTTACGGACTAGAACAATGAAAAACATTTTTAAATTTCTAATTACTTTTTTCTTATTTGTTAATGTTGCTTTTGGTGCGACGAGATATGTTAGATGTACAACTGGAAGTGACTCAAATGATGGCAACTCATTGCCAACTGCTTATTTAACTATTCAAAAATGTGTGGACGTTTCAAGTTCCGGAGACACGTGCCTGATTAGCGACAACGAAGTTTGCACGGCAGGATGGAGTACCGAGACAGGATTTACAAAAAACGATTACGACAAAACCTTCACAGTGTCAGGGGCAAACGATGGAGGAAATGCCAAGATAACTTTTCCAGACAATAGACCCGAAATAGAGCACGTTGCAGTATTGGATTTTTCTTCCATTACAACGCAGTTTGGAGGGCTAAACGCAAGAGATATTTCATTTATTTACAAAAATTTAAAAATAACAATTCCAAACCACCAATATGGTATGCACAGCGGAGGTTACCCGATTTGGAAAGATGTAGAAATAAACGACAACGGACTAAGTGGCGAGAGGAATTTTTTATATATGCAGTATTATCAAAATACTTTTGAAAATGTTTTTTTTAAAAAAGATAACACAACAGGATTTATTCTTTATAATGATGGAAATGGAGGAGTTCAGCAAAATTTTAGAAATAGTTATTTTAGATGGGGACAATTTAATTACCCAATAGACATAGGCAAATACGCAAATTCTTCGCCTTGCGGATTCGAAGGAAATGTATTTGAAGTTACAAACACAGTTTCCACAACGTACCCAATGATTGTTGTCCACGGAGGCGTATACAACCAGATTAAAAATAACACCTTTTTGGGAAACGGTCTTCCAAATTTAAAAGCAATGAAGATTTACGAGCAAGGATACGGACAACCAATTTCAGCAATTAAGGATAATATATTTTACGAGTTCGACGGAGCAGGAGCAACAAGCATAACTTGGAACAGTGGAGTTGATTTTAATATTGTTGATTATGGTAATAATGCTTTTTTTAATTCAACTACACCAGAAGTAACTCCTGCTAGTGCTACAATTATAAACAACTTGACATCCAGTGATGTTATATTAGACGAAACTCCTTTTACCGATATTGTAAATGGAGACCTTACTTTATTACCAGAATATAGAGGGACATCCTCCCTTGATAAAGACATTGGAGCAGTCCAATCACAAACATCAGGTGGCGGTGGTGGTGGCTCAACTTTATTTATACCGATTGGAGAATAGCCTATGTATAACTTCCCGGATAAGACTTTCAAATCTGTCTATGAGGGAAGCTCCTACAAGTCTAATGAAGTTAAGAAAATAGTAGAGTACTTCCAGAGCCAAGAGTATTTAATCTTTAAGGAGCTTAAATCTGGTACCAATAGAGCTAAGGAGATACAGCTAACCATAGAGAAGCATATAATAGAAGGTCTTTTAATCTGGATTCAATCAAATATCTAGCAGTATCAAGGGCTTAAATATATTTAAAATAATTGCATAAAAAGACTGTACGTTAACATCTAGTTAGTATATCCTTTTGATATAAACTTTAATTATTCTTTGAGGGGGAATAAAAATGTATAACGAATTAAACGAAATCAACTTAGAAAGTTACCCAATACTTTTTAATGAAAACTCACATCAAGAAACTAGCGAGAAGTATCAGCACATAGATACTATAGAGCCTATTAAAGTCATTAGAGATTTTGGATGGATTCCAAGAGAAGTAATATCATTAAAGACAGTTAAGGAAAGTAAGAGCTGTAAAGTCTATGGACGAAAGCTCTAAGCTTAATAAAGCTATCTGGACACTAGCCGAGGAGATGGCAGCAATCAAAGCAGGAGCCAACTAATTTAATCTTTATTATTGAGGGTAATAAAATGTCAAATGTAATCAAACTAAACGAACAAGATTTAGTAACTACTCAGGAGCTAAATAACAATAAAAGACTAATGGCAGAGGCAATCAAAATGCCCGAGCCTTATCTTAGTCAGTATGCAAAAAGAAAGAGAGAGCTAGAAGTAGAGAGGGTTATAGAGCAGGTCTTTATGTACTCCATGCTCCTAGCTGTAGGCTATGTATTTGTATGTCATATTATCCCTTGGGCTTTGAGTGGCTTTCCTGTTAGTGGGCTGTAGTGGGAGGATTAAGGGGCCATAAGCTAAAGATAAAACTAGGTAAGAATTTATCAGTTAATAAACTTAGCTGGTGGTGGTCTCCTTATTCTTTTAGGAAGGGATTTAGTAATAGTTATTGGCAGTCTATGGGCTTAAGATTTAAGGCTTTACATATTGCCTTATGGAGTAAGCAGTTAAGTATATATTTTATAATTATGGAGAATAAAAATGAGTAGAGCAGAAATGTTATCAATGAACGTCCCGGAGAGCGAGTATCGCTTACAGGTTTCAGTCAATGCAGTAGTGCCAAAGAATAATGATTATTAATGAGGATTGATACAATGAAAGATAATATACTTTTAGGCTTAGTCCTAGAATTAATAATAGTGATGTTTATAGCAATCTACTTAAAGATTGATGATATTCCTAGTAAAGTAGCAGATTGTACACTAGAAATTAAGAACGATATTTTAGAGTAGTAAAAATAAATTTAACATTTAAAGCAATAAATAACATGCCTAATGACATAGAAATTAAAAGCTCAATGGATGAGCTAATAACTTATGACGTAACCTTAGCCAAGCTAGCAGAGCTTAAAGAGGAAATCTTACTTATTAAAGTAGACAACTCTGATGATAAGGTAAATTACGATATAGCTAGTACTAAAAAGAGTGAACTAAGAAACCTTAGGAACTCTATTGAGGCCAGAAGGAAGGAGCTTAAGAAAGATTCCTTAGACTTTGGTAGGAAGGTTGACAGTAGAGCTAAAGAGCTAACCTCTCCAGTGGTTGAGTGTGAAGACCATTTAAAAACTGAGATGGATATTGTTGATTTAGAAATCCTAAGACAGAAGCAAGAAGAGGAGCGAATTGCCCGGGAGAAAGAGGAAAGATTAGAAGCTTTATACTTATCTAGAATACAAGAGTTATCAAAGTATCAAGCAGAGTTTGACCCGGCTAGTCTTAAGTATATTAAAGATGATGATTATCAAATCCTAAGAGATACAGCAGAGAAAGCTTATAGGACTGAGGAGATTGCACAGGCTCTACTATTAGAAAGACTTGAGGACTTGACTAAGTATAATTTAACTTATGATAGAGACAAACTAAAGGCTATGTCACAGGATGAGTTTAGTAAGTTAATTACAGAGGCTAAAAATATCTTTGATAAGAATCAAGAGGAAATCTTAGCTAAGGAAAGAATTAAAGACAGACTCCTAGATAGGTTATCAATTTTATCAAAATTTAATTTTGTTATTGACGACAGAGAGACTCTTGAGAAGATGTCAGACATTGATTTTAAGATTATCGCTAAGGAAGCAGAGGGACTTTATAAAGTAACTTTAGTTAAAATAGAACAAGAAGCCAAAGAGAGACAGGAGGCTAAAGAAAGAGAAGCTGAGAAAGATGCTGAACTAGCTAAGCTTAGAGCTGATGCAGAACAAAGAGACCAAGCAGAAAGAGAGAGAGTCTTACAACAAGAAGCAGAAACAAGAGCGACAGCTAAGATAGAAGCAGAGAAACTTGAGGCAGAGGCTAAGGCTAAAGCAGAACAAGAGAAGCTAGAGAAGGATAAGAAGTATCGTAAGGAGTTAAATAAGTATCTGGTTACTACTTTCCCTACTTATGAAAATGCTATTGCAGAGCTTCATAGCTTATATCTGAACTATCAAATCAACTTTAAAGGAGAGAAATAATGTTTATTAATTTTGGAAATCATTTAATCCCGATTGCTAATATAGCTTACATGCAGAAGGGACAACAATTTAAAGACTTTGAGATTATTAGTGGAAAGAAGCCGGCTCCTGAGAGTCCTTTACCAGAGGACTTTATTTATTCTGTAGTTGTCTATTTTATTAAGGATTTACTAATAGACCCGGAGTATCAGAAAGGTATGGTTGTTAAGGCTTTTGATACTCTTATGGAGCGAGATGATTATTGGGATGATTTAGCAGGACAATTATAATGAAAGACTTAAAACTAATAGAACAGGAAGGAATTAAAAAGTTAGAAACAGCTTATAAAAAACAGGGTGGAGATAACGAAGGACTACATATTGCCTTTGATATTATTTTATTAGAAGTCTTATCTGATATTGGCATGGATAAACTTGTAGAATATTACAATAAGAATAGTGAAGGTTTTTGGTACGCTTAATTTGAAAGGATTATAAAATGTTAAATAAAGAACAAGCAGAATGGCAAGAGGAAAGAAAGAGTTTAATCGGAAGCTCGGAGATAGGTATTATCTGTGGGCTTTCCGAGTACTCCTCTCCTTTACAATTATGGATGGAGAAAACAGGTAGGAAGGAAAGGCAAAATCAGGACTCTCCATTTTTGATTTATGGTAATGCTGTAGAGGGAGCTATAGGAACTCTCTTTAGGTGGCATAATAAACAATATAATATTGTAGAGAGTAATCAAACTTTTAAGCACTCAGAGCATGACTATCTTTGTGCTACTCCTGATTTTTTTATTACTCCTATAGGAGAGGAGCATCCACAAGCTGAAATCTTTGGTGGTCTTGAGGATGAGGAAGGTATCTTAGAAGTTAAGCATACAAAGCAATTTTGGGATGAGATTCCTTTAATGTATCAACTTCAATTACAATGGCAGTTAGGATTGTTAGGTAAAGGCTATGGAGCTATCTTTGCTGTTTGTGGTGGAGATGTAGCTAATCCTAGATGTGTCTTTTATAAGTTTGACCAAAGCATTTATGATTTTGCTATGGAGAAGGTTTTAGCTTTTAAAAAAAGTATTGATGATGATACTCCTCCAGAGGCTAACAGATTAGACAAATCAACTCTTGCTGATATTTTTACTAAGCCAATAGAAGCTCCTATTGATATTCCAGAGGATGAGACAGCAGAGGTATTAGAGAAGTATTTAGAAGCTAAGAAAATGAAATCAGACTTAGCTAAGGAGGTTAAATATTGGGAGAACGAGTTTAAGGATGTTGAGGCTAAATTAATTCAAAAACTTAAAGGTCATAGTTTAGGAAAGACAACTCTTAAAGATAGAAAATATACTCTAAAAAATAATAGGGTTTTAATGCCTCCTAAGATGGTTAATGGTTATCAGTTTTTTAGATTTTCAGTTAAGGAGGGAGGTAATGAATAAGGATGATAAAAAGATACAAGATAATCCCTTTCTTAATTATAAGGTTGAGGAGAGGCCAATAGCAATAGAAGCTGTTTATAACCTTGAGAAGATTTATGACTATCAAGATTATCGCCAGTACTCTAAGGAGGTATACGATCTCCTTAATCCAATACTTACAGAGGAACAGAGGCAAGCCTTTATAGATTTGACAGCTAAGTGCGAGCTAGTGGTAGCTGTTGAGACTATCAGGCTATATAGAGCTAAGGAATAACTTTAATTATAGATAGGAATTATTAGAGAACTCAAGCAAAAGAAAAGATTGTAGTTGTTTGTGTGGCAAAAGATAAATTTTAGAATCAGAGGAAATATGAAAACAGAAACAGAAAAAATAGTGATTAACGGAAAAAATAAAGTTAAAAAGATTAAAAAGAATAAAAAAGTGAATGATACACTAGCTTATGCTAAAGCGATGGCTTTGGCGATAGCGAAATTTTAGAATCAGAGGAAATATGAAAACAGAAACATTAAGTTATCATAATAAAGAAGAAATAAAAGCCGAGTATGTCGAGCTAGCAATAGCTCATAGAAAAGCGGATAATTTTATTCAAAGCATTTACTTTAAAGAAGGAAAAGGTTGTGCGGTCGGATGTTTAGCTCAGACAGCTAATAATCCGCATCAACTCTTACAAAAAAAAACAGGCATACCTCTTTGGTTATATATATTACAAGATACAATTTTCGAGGGGTTA